GCTGGCACTGGAATCCTGATAAAGAAAAGAAACCTATCTGTGTATCCGAAGAGGACGCAGATAGGTTTTTTTATGAACAATGGATGACTGGCGATACTACCGATAATATTCCCGGCTTGTGGAAAGTAGGCCCAAAGAAAGCTCAGAAGTTTTTAAAAGAGACACCTCGGGAAGATTGGGTTAAAGAGATCCTAGAGATGTATCGAGTCGAAGAGAGGCCAGAACATAAGGGTCGTGCAGGTTTAGATCCTATAAAGTTTGGGAAGGCTATGGCTTGGTGTGTAAGAATCTTACGCGACGGAGAGTATGATAAGTCTGGTCAACTCATAAGTTTATGGAACTTTGGGTATAAAGGAGAACATCATGCAATCCAAATGTTCTAATTGTGGTGCTACTAATATGGTTCAGTCGGGCGTTTGTTCCGTATGCACAAACTGTGGTACAACCAGTGGTTGTTCATAGTGTATTTTGAAAAATTAATTAAATGTAACTACTGTAGTCGTTTAACTACAGGGGTTTATGTTCATGGACATATGCAATGTTCATGGTGTAAAGTAAATATAGAACCCTGTTGTCAGGGTCAGGAGAATGTAAATGCCCTATGTAAAAGAAACGATTCTCAGCAAGGCACAAAAAGCTGTAAAGCTTAGCGATGCTGAGTTATCTATTGTTATCGGACATCTATTAGTTGAGGTTGAGGAGCTTAAGAATGAACTCAAAGAAATTTCCAATAATCGACAACCTCGTACCAAAACTACTAAGCGAAATGTATCCACCCCTAGAGTATCAGGAGAAAGTGACTCGTGAGGAGTGGGCATTCCGTGGTGGACAACGTGATATTATTCGTAAATTAGAAACAATTATTAAACAACAAGAGAAGGGAGGCCGCTAATGGGTAGTGGAGGCGGAGGAGGAGGATCTCAAGCAGATCCCATGGAAGATGCAATCAGTGGTGCAGAATATGCACAAATGACTATTGGTGAAAAATATTTATACGAACAACAAAATCCAGACAAATTTAGTCGGACTGGTGTTGATGGTAAATTTAAACAAGCATTTCGTAGCAACGACACTAAAAATTTTTTAAAAGGGTTAGAAGATAAAGGTTTTTCGAGTTTTGAAATTGCAAATTTAATTGATAAAGTTACCACAAGTCCTGAAGTTCTTGGATTAGATAGCTTTCAAAGTGGTATTTACTCTCAAGCTGGAGCAAATATGTTTAATGAGGCTGGTTATAATCCCGTGACATTTGGAATACGCATGGGCGATTCATTTGGTAACAACCGAAGACTTGCATTTTTTGATGATAGAGAGCGTAGAGATTTAATTAATGCATACATTGAAGAAAGCACTCGTGTATTTGCAGATACCAAACGATCTTTACAAGACCAAAAAACTTTAGAGCGTGGTGAAAGAAAAACCAAAGAGTTTGAAAAACTTCAGGCAGAAGCTGCTGGTTTGGCGCCTGATCAAGAGGGTCAACTGCGTGAAAAAGCTAGACAACAAACTAAGAGCATGGAGTTTTTAGAAGAACTTCAGCAAGGTACTTCAGCTCGTAAAGCAAAACGTGGTGGCATTGTACAAATTGCTGGTAGAACAAGGCCAATGTAAGGAGGATGCTATGGGTTTAACAGGTAGAAGTGCAAGAAGAAAAGCTAGAAGGGCAGCAAAAGAGGCTAGATATCAGGCTGCAATTGCTGCAAAAAGAGCTGATATGGTAAGAATGTTAACAACAGAGCAAACTCAAAGAAACAAAGCACGAAGAGCATTTATGCTTAGGATGCTGGCTACAATGGATAATACTATTTATGATCCTGATTATGCTGATGAATTAGATTCAATTGCAAAACGTAAAAAGTTTGCTGCTGATGCTAAAGCTGAAGAGATGTTAACTAGATCTAGAAACCGTGGCGCTTTTTTGCGTATTAAGAAAAGAGGTATGTAATGGGATTTGGTGGTGGTATTGGATACAATCCAGCAGAAGAACGAAAACAACGGCAAGCAGAACTAGCAGCTGAGCGTGCTTTTAGAAAACAAGAAGCAGAAGAAGCTAGATCAGCTCGTTTAGAAGAAGAAAAGTTAAGACTTGCTTTAGAGCGTGCTGCTAAAGAAGAAGTTTACGAAAAAATGGAAGCTGAAAAAGAAGAGATTAGGCAGCAAGAAGAAGAGGCTGCGTTTGAATCAGCCGGTCAGGATAGAAAGTTGCAATCTATTATGAGTTTCTTTGGAGAAAGACCCGGAGTTACAATTAATAAAGGCAGTGATGTGAGTTCATAATGAGTATTAAAGAACGGTTTCGCGAATTAGATTCTAGACGTACTAGAAAATTAGAACGATCTAGATATGTAGCATCCTTAACTGTTCCAACTGTACTTCCTCCCGCCGGTTGGACTAATGAAGAGCAGCTTCCGCAGCCGTTTAGTTCTGTTCCAGCAAGAGGTGTAGTAGGAATGGCATCCCGCATGCTTTCTGCTATGCTTCCTGTTAACGATGCTCCCTTTTTTAAATTTACTTTAACACCGGGAACAGAACCAGATCCTGAAATTAATAGTTATCTTGAAGCAATGAGTGCTCAAGTTTATAGAAAAATTGGATCTAAAAATTTAAGAGAAACAATCTTCCAAGCTCTACAACATTTAATTGTAGTGGGTGATTCTCTTGTTATTATGGAAGATAATTTTAGTTTTAGAGTGATTCGCTTTGATCACTTTGTTTTAAGGAGGGAAGTGACGGGCGAACCAAAGGAAATTATTTACTTAGAGTTTGTTGCAAGTAGTAATAATGAAGAAGTAGAAGATAATTTTCGAGCACAGTATAGTGCTGACTATGCCTCCGAAGGTTATGAAGTTATTTATAATAGACTAACTAAGGAGGAAGATTCAGATGAATGGTTTGTTGAAAGAGAACGGGATGATCAAATCTTTGAAACGGGTTCGTATAAAGTGTTTCCTATTATCCCTCTTCGTTGGAGCACTATTGCTGGTGAAAATTATGGAAGATCCCATTGCGAAGATATCGCTGGTGATATCCAATCCTTAGAAGCATTTACTGAAGCTTCGCAAGAAGGTATGGCTGCTGCTTCTACATTCTGGATGGGTGTGGATCCTGCAGGTATTACGGAGATTGATGATCTTGCTGGACAATCAAATGGATCATGGGTTGCTGCTAGACAACAGGATGTAGTTACATTGTCTCCAGCTCAGACTATGAATCCTCAGATTCAAGCTACGTTCCAAGCTGTTGAGACTATGCGAAGAGAAATTGGTCAGGCTTTCTTGTTAGACTCTGCATCTATTCCTAGTGGTGATCGTGTAACTGCTACTGCCGTGCGTCGTATTGGACAAGAATTAGAGACTGTATTAGGCGGTGCTTTTAGTTCGATTGCTAGAGAGTTATTTGTTCCTATTGTAGAACGTGCCGTATTCTTAATGTTAGAAAACGGAGAGATTGATCAAAGATTACAGGACCAATTCTTTGAAGATGGTGTTCTTAAAGTAGAAATTATTACTGGACTTCAAGCATTGAGTAGAGATACTGATTTAATGAAGCTTATGCAGCTTGGAGAAATGATGCGAAACTTACCGCAAGAAGCTATGCAAACCTTTAAGTTTGAAGAATATGGCAGAGCTATTGTGACTGCATTAGGTTTTGATGCTAATAACTGGATTAGAACTGAACAAGATGTTAAGGAAGAGCAAGCTGAACAACAGCGTCAAATGATGGCTATGCAGCAACAGCAACAAGCTGCGGCTGGTGTAGCTCAAGGCGTAACTCAAGCAGCAATGCAGGATATTGAGCAGACCGGAGGAGCTGGTATTCAACAAGCTATGGGTGATGTATCTAGAATGATATAATAGCACGAGAGGGGCAACATGAGTGAGGATTACAAAGAGTTACAAGAACAACTTGTAAGAATTAAACAGCAATTAGATGATTGCCGCGAAGAAAATAATCGTAAGTTAAAAACTGCTTATGAAGACTGTGCTAATATTAAGCAAGGTCTTGAAAAGAAAGTTCAAAAGATGACTCTTGCTGCTGCTGTTACTGGTACTGTAGTAGGTGGTGAAGTCTTAAGCAAGGTAACTGAAACTGTAGAACAAGTAACTGGTCTTACAGATACGTTGGGTGCTGCTCCTACAGATAAAAAAGATCCATATGCTCTTGATTTAGATTGGATTACACCTGAGATTAAGATGCCCGACAATGATACAACAGGTAATGCTGTGTTAGTAGAGGGAGATCAGGATAGTATCTTTGATGCTAAAGAGGGTATGAAGTTTGATTTGTTTGAAGACTCGTGGGCAGATATTCCTAATCCCGCACAAGAACTAGAGACGGAAGCTGATCTTACACAGGCTGCTGAGAAAGAATATTTCTTTTTAACTGAAGATGAAGACTATTCTATTGAAGAAAGTTTTGGTTATTTTGTAGCTAGAGCTGAAGTAGAAGAACTTGTTGAAGAGCTAGAGCCTGAAGAATCGTTAATTGAGCTAGTTACTGAAGAAGAAGAGCCTATGGCTATTGAACAGCCTGCTGAGAAAGAAGTTACATTTACTGAACCAGATACATATACTCCTCTACCTCCGCCTGTTGTTCTTCCGTCCGAGCCAGAGATGATTATCGTGGCTGAATCCAAAGGCGTATGGGCATTGCCTTTATTATTATTCTGGAAACGAAGGAGAAGAAATGGCTAAGAAAAAAGGCGGTGGTAAGAAGGATGCTTGCTACCATAAAGTAAAAAGTCGTTATACTAAATGGCCTAGTGCTTATGCATCTGGTGCTTTAGTTAAGTGCCGAAAAGTTGGTGCTAAAAATTGGGGTAATAAGAGTAAGGGCAGGAAGAAGTAATGGCTAAGGAAGGTCTTAAGAAATGGTTCAGCCGCAATAAGGGCAAGGGTTGGATTGACTGTAAGACCGGCAAGCCATGTGGTCGCAAGTCTGCTAAGGGCGGATCAAAACGTCCATATCCTGCTTGCCGTCCTACAAAGGCTCAATGTACTGCCGCTAAGTCTAAGAAAAAAGGACCGGCTCGTATCTCTTGGAAGAAAAAAAAGAAGTCTAAGAAATGAAACGTAAAGATCCAGCAAAGGGTATA